CGGATGGAGTCAGCCAGCACCTTGTCGCTGTACTTGGCGGCGAAGGCTTCGGCCTTGTCCGCACGCTCGTTGGCGGCCTTGACCTGCTTGTCCAGGTCGGTGCGCAGGCGCTCGGTGCGACGACTGATGACCTCGTCCAGCTTGCCCTCGGCGATCAGCTTGGTTTCCTCGTCCTGGCCGGCCTTGGCCAGCAGACCCTTGACCGCCTCGATGTCCAGGCCGTCGAACTGACCTTTCAGTTTGTCCAGCTCGGCCTTGATGGTCTTGTTGGAGCCGATCAGCTCGGTGTTTTTGGACTTGAGGCCCGAGACCTCGCCGTCCAGGAATTTCTGCACCTCGCCGCCCAGCGCTGCCTTCAGCGCGGCAGTTTGGGTTTCGTCGAGGGTGAGGCCGTGGTCGGCCGGGTCGAAGTCAAAAGGCATGTGGCTATCCCCTTGGGATTGGATTGACCCGCCTGGCGGGCATAAAAAAGCCCCGTCGATGCGGGGCTCTGAGAAATCGAAGGCGAAAAAAAACCGCCATTCGGGCGGCTTGGGGAACATAAGCGATCAAAAACAAAACTCACGCTTGCAGCTTTTCGCCTTTTCGTTTATCTTCAATGAACCAAAACGAAAAAGGCGTCACCATGAAATCTAATGTGCAGTTCATCCTCGACCAAAACGAAGCACCGATGTTCGCAGTGCTTCCCTACGCAGAATACACTCGACTGATCGAAAACCAAAGCAATCCGGTCGAGGCTCTCAGTGCCCCTTCCTTGTTGAGTGCAGATCGCCGCTTCATCCGCCTTCCTCACGGCGGGCCTGGCGCGAAGCTGGACGTTTTCAAACTTCTCGACTGGTTGAATGCGCGCGCTATTACGGACCTGGCAATCAATCAACGGGCCCAAACTTTGGACAAATTCCCTCAAGACCAAAGCATGACGCTCGACCCGATCATTCGTCGCGTCTTCCTCGATGAAGGCTCGCCGTACAAGAACACCATGCAGGCTGTAACTGAAGTTGTTGATGCGCTTGAGGAAACTGGTTACTTCAAGCGGACCAAAAAATCGTATCCGTCCTTGTTCTACCGCCCAGTGAACGCGCTGGAAATTGATTGGGCGAAAGCTGCTCAATTCTTGAAAGGTCAAACTGAGTAGCCGCTTGTAATTTGCCACAGCTCAAACCGAGCGGTCAGCCTATCTCTGCCCGCTCGAAAGCCATAGGCTCCAGCTCCTTGAGCTGCTCGAGCGTCAGCGGCTTGAAGTTCTTGTCCAGTTGCAGCGCAGCGAAGCGCTCTGCAGTCAGGCCGCCATCACGGAACAGCTTGCCCCGAACCGGCCCAAGCGCGGCGTCTTGGAACGCTGCTGGCTGCGTTTTGAGCCACTGGTAATAGCTGAGTCTGGCCGAGACCTGCCCGCCACCATCCGCGCCCACTGCTGCCCGCGTAGCGCCTTGCCCGAACAGCGCGGACAACCTGGTGATCGGGGTTATCGTCGTCCGGCAATGGATGTGGAACGGAGGCACCGGCCCCTTGCCCATTTCATACTCGCGACCATCCAGGCTGCGGCACTGCACGCTGGTCTTTCGGTCCAGGGTGGCGACGATCCGATAGCCAGGCACCACATCAGTATTCGCCTTGAGCGTTTCCATGCGCGCGGTGGTGGCCACATGCTGGACTGCGGTCTGTACGACTGCCCGGGCGCTCCGGTTCGTGACCGCAAGAACGCCATCGGTGAAGTTCTGCGCTGCGGTACCGCGTATGGCCTGGGTGATCTCGGCATTGGTCTGGCCTTGCACGACACCCATCCGGATGGCGTTGGTGACCCTGTCCGCCTCGGTACGCGTCCACCCGCTCAGGAAGGGCTTGAGCAGCTTGCCGCCATCCACACCGGCCACCTGCAGGGGCTGCGTATTGATCGCCGCCCGGATCAGGGAGTCCGCTGGCATGACCGCATCGATCAGCAGCGCCTTCGCCAGGCTGCGGCCTTCGAATTCAGCTTCGTACTGCGCAATATCCACTAGGTCCGACTGCATCCGGTCGCTGAAGGCCTTGTAGATTTCCAGCAGCTTGCCGCCCACCCGGCCAAGAAACTCCTCAAGCCGGCTGCGGCTGTAGGTGGTCAGTTCCTTGCGGGTGAGCTGGTCGCGCACATGGGTATCGGCCCGGCGCAGGTAGGCCTCGAACTTCTTGACCTCGCCAGCCTTGAGCCGCTCAAGCAGCACCGAGTGGCGGCTGACCTGCTCCAGCAGCTTCTCGTCCGCCGTTTGCTCCGGTTTCATCGCCATCGTCTTTGTCCAGGTTGACGCCGCCCGCGCCGTGCTCGTCGCCGATCAATTCGGCCTCTTCGTCGTAGGGGCGCTCGGGAAGCTTGCCGGTGGTGAGGTACTGCCAGTAAGTCTCGGCGCTGATGGTGCCGGCCATGACGCTCTTCTGCAGTTCGGCAAGCACCTGGGCGTTGACCTCTGGGATCACGAACTCTGGCTTGACCGTGAAGACGACCTCATCCGGGTTGTAGCCAGTCCACTCTGCCGCGTACCGCAGGGCCTGCTCGATCGCGGCTGCCGCAGTGATGACGATGCTGTGGAGCGTCGCGTGCTGGTCGTTCTGGCGTGTCTTGCGGGCCTCGCCCGACTCCGTGCCGGAGACGTCCATGACCTTGGCGCCAGCCTCAAGGGCTGCGTTCTTCTGGTCTTCCATTGCCGTCCGGACGGCTTCAATTCCGGCGCCCTGGAACTCCAAATAGCCGCATTGACCCTTAGGCCCGAGATCCCAAGCTGCTGAAGGACCGGTCACACTAAGTTCAACGCTCTCGTCCAGGCCGGACACCCACGGCTGCGGATGGCTGGTCTGGTGCAGCGCTGTGAAGTAGTCGGCGCTGAGCTGGTACGACTTCAGCGCGGCTCGGGCCATGGTCAGGAGCGGGATCTCGTCCACATCGGGCGAGTTGTCGGTGGACCCGCAGTAGATGACCGGGATGTAGCCCAGGCCGCGTACCAGGTTATTGCTGCCGTCGACGGTGCCCAACGGGCGGTCGTTTTCGATCAGCTCACCGGCCTCGTTGCGCACGCCCGTGCGGCAGACCGCGCCTTCCATGTAGAACTCGCGATAGACCGTTTCGCACTCGTGACTGTAGCGATCCTGCTCCTTGCGCCTGAACTCGCGGAACACCGACAGCACTAGGTCTTGGCGCCCCCCTTGGTCCGCAGTATCCCAGTTGATGGCGTTGCGCACGGCGTAGGTCGCGAAGTATGGCTGGCCCGTGTCATCGACGTTGACCACCAGTGGCACCCTGCCGTGGGAAATAGCCTGGCGCACGATCCGCAGGAACAGCTGGCTAAGGCCAAAGCCATCGGCCGTGGCATTGTCCTCCAGCCCCTTCAGGCCCGCAGGCAGCTTTACCTCGGGTATCAGTCGCGAGACCAGGCCCATCATCGAGCGCAGCGAATCCCGCACCCAGTGCTCGTACTGAGCCCGTGCGGTGTAGTTCTGGTACAGGTAGGCATTACCGGCGCCGTCTAGCTTCTCGGCCTCGGTCATGCCGCTGGGCTTGGGCAGGTTGCGCGGGCTGCGCTTAATAGCGCCCTCGCCCTCTAGGGCGTCATCCATCATCCGCCACTCTTCGATGTGAGCGTCGTAGTCTGGGTTGGTGGATTGAACAGGCATTACGCCAAACCTCCGATGCGGCGGGTGCCGGCGGACTGAGTCTTGATCGGGAACCGCTTGGCGATGAAGTAGCCGGCGGCGTCGTTCATGTGGTCGTGGCCCTTCTTGGGGTCCTTGTCCGGTTCGCCCTTGTCGGTGTAGGTCTGCCGCTCCAGGCACTGGGTAAGCTGCGGGCATTGGTCGATGTTGACCTTCAGGCGCCGCTCACCGTAGGTGTTGAGGAACATGGCGTTGACCGCGTTGATGCGATCCTTCACGCCGGGGTTCTGCGAGTCGACTACCACGGTGAAGCCGGCCTTCTTAAGCAGGGAAAGGTCCGATTCGCTAGCGTTCTTGCTACTGGTGTTCTGGCCGCTGGCGTCTGGGTACACGGAGACGCTGTGACCAGAGAAGCGAACCTTGATCTTCTCGATCATCTCGGGCGTATCCCGCACCGAGTGGAACTCATCCAGCGCCAGCGGCAGGCCGTCCCGGACCACGTACACGACCGCGGCCATCTTCATGACGTTGAAGTCCATGCCGATGTGCACGGCCTCGCCCGGTTTGATGCGCTCACTGGTGCGGCACTCGACCCGGTCGAAGGTGTAGTACACCACTCCGGCGTAGTTCTCGAATCCGGCCTCGTATTCCTGGCGGAACGTGCGGGGGTCCATCTTGCGGCGGGCAGCGTCCAGCTCATCGGCCGGGACGTTGCCGCCCTGCAGCGAGGTGTACTGCCAGCTCTTGTGATCCGGTTCGCCGCCCGGCTGTCCGTCGCGGTAAGTGTCGTAGCAGTGGTTGAAGCCCTTCGGGGTCCCGATCCGCAGCGCATGCCCGCCCTTTCTCGACTCCCCGGTCTGGGGGATCGTGTACTGGCAGGTCGAGAGCATTGGCCTGAGCACTTCTTCCCAGGCTGCCCACGGGCAGTCCGCCCATTCGTCCACCAGGACGAAGAACAGGCCGGAGCCCCGCAAGTTGTCGTAATTGTCCAGGCCGACCACGCGCATGATGTGGCCTGACTTCAGGGTAATCGAGCACTCGGTCTCGTTCGGTCGAGCTGCGCGCCAGGCTTCTGGGATGGCCTGCTTCAGCCGGCGCCAGAAGACCCGCTTGGCCTGTTTGAACGTCGGCGCGCCATACCAGATCTCGTCCTCGACGCTCACGCCCCACTCCGCAGCCAGCCGGGCAGCGCGGCGCATCTCTGCCTTGCCGAGGAAGGTCTTGCCGAATCGACGCCCGCACACCGCATCACGGAAGCGCGCCTCAGGCTGGAAGCCCCAAACGTAGATGTTCGCCTGCTTCGGCGTCAGCTTCACCGGCGGGTCATAGGTACGGGGTAGCGGGGACATTCTCGTCTGGCTCCAGCTTGTACTCAGCAACAGCGTGCTGCTGGTCCGCCTGGGAGCCCAGGGGCTTGTCGGGCTCAATCTTGCGGTTGACGTACATGTCGCCGCATTCCTTGGCCGCCTGCTCGTACAGCTGGGCAGTCAGCGCAAGGTTGCGCATCCCTTCTGCCTTCTCTGCCATTCGCCCTAGGCTGCGCAGCCGGAACGCCCGATTAGCGATTGGGATGTCTGCGGTTTCTTCACGAAAGCGCTTTCGGCAATCGTGAAAAAGGTCAGCCCACTTCTGGGCCAGGCCTCTGCCTGCATATTTGGTGGGGTCATGCGATTCGCACTGCTGGCGACTCACCTCGACCCCGAATTCCTTCTTGACGGCCTCAGCAACCTGCGACGGTGTATCGAAGCAGGCCAGAGCCTGAACAATGAAGGCTTTGACCTCGCTTCGTAGTGCTGCCATGTGAATGTCATCCGTCAGGACCTGTCAGAAATCAGGCCGACTTGAGCAGGCAGGTTCCGCAGGCCCTCGAAATGTTGATCTTGGCCACCTCAGGCGGCCGGCTTGCAGCGTCGATTAGCTGCTGTACGTCATGCCCGGCACCGTAGCGGCGCACCACACCGACGAACTCCTCCACATCGTGTCCACGCAGCGTCAGACTGGGCAGCCCGTCCTGGGTGAACTTGGGCGCGCCGTACTGATCGAGCTTCTGGGCAATGTGGTACAGCTCATGTTCGATGAGGGCGCAGAACTCGGTGTCGGAGCACTGGGAGCAGTAGTCCGCAGCCAGGGTGATGACGAAGCCCGGCACCTCGCCGAACCAGTCGATCATCTGCTGCTCTTGCCGAGCTTTCTGCCATCCACCAGCGCGGAACATCACCGACTCGGCCTGCCCGACCACGGTTCGCCCTTGCTTCTCGAAGCAGGCTGAGGCCCAGAGGAAGCGCAGCGGCGCGTCGATCAGGTGAGCATGGTCAGGGTTGTGCAGCTCGCCACCCTCACTGAGGATCGCAGCCTGCACCCACTCGCCAACCTCGGGCGCCGGCTGAAGCCTGGTGCCGAGCATCGACAACTCGGTCAGCTCAAGGAGATCAGCTGGAGGGGCTGGCCTGGCCATGCTGGTCAATCCTCATGGTTCTGATTTTCCCGCCCGTGCTGGTATCGCGCCTTGCCGCCATCTCGACGGCCTTCTCGGCGGATGCGCCCATATCCATCGCAGCGAATGCGTATGGCGTGCCGCTTCCAATGGCGTACGGGCGATCAGCCTTGAGTGGCGACTTCCACAGGCCGGTATCGTCGTCCACGGCAACCATCATCAGCTTGCCGTCATGAAGGACGATTGCAGATGCGTCGATCTTCCCCGATGGAGTGGCGCCGAAGTACGCCCCCACGAGCGCGTCATAGTCACAGACGGCGCCGGTCAGGAAGAACTTCACGCCGTCTCGCTCAATGCACTTGTCGCAATCGTCGTCGGTGATTAGGTCGCCTCGGGTTACCCGAGAGTCATAGGCGATTACGCCGTCCTTGTATGCGATGGTGGTCATTCAGGGTGAAGCTCGATCTTGATGCCGCGCCCAACCCAGTAGCTCAAGCGCTCCGGGCATGGCTCGCGACCGGTCATCTGCGCAATGGCGAGGACGCCAGCCAGGTAGAACCTGAGCCACCAGCGATGGCGGCAAACGATGCGTGCGGTTACCGATGCCATTTGCTATTCCTCGCGCCACGAAAAGGCGCATCTCGAATTTGTGGCGCCCTACCCCGGCTGGAACACATGGCCGCGCCGGGCGACCGCGTACAGGACGATCCCCAGTTTGAGGATCACGCCGTACAGCGTGGGCATATGGCCGTTCATGGCCAGGACGAAAGAGCCAAAGGCGCCGATGGCCACCAGGTAGAACGCGACGGCCAGCAGTGGCGCATCCATTGGCCTGATCCGGCGCAGGTAGTCGCATGCAGCGATCACCACCAGCACGCTAAG